GTAAAAAAACTTTGGAAGGGTGAGTACGTTTCTGTACGTGATTATGAGGTATTAAACGCCATTAACAATGGGGGTATGCGCATAATACATAATGAGGGGAGTATGGAACTTACCCCTACACAACTAAAAGATTTAGAACCACAGGGAGAAGCTTTTAAATCTCAATTTAACGATAATAAATATAAACTTGTAGATATATTTTGGAATCCTCAATGAGTATAGCACCGTGGTCATATAGTAGGATTAAATCTTTCGAGCAGTGTCCGAAACAGTTCTACCATATGAAGATATCAAAGGACTACCAAGAGAGTGAAACCGAAGCTATGCGTTATGGTACGGAAGTACATGCTGTAGCAGAGAGGTTTATACGTGATGGTGAGGAAATACCTAAAAAGTATGCTTACCTGTACGGTCCCCTGGAAGCACTTAGACGTAGACAGGGTAACAAGTTTACAGAGATGAAGATGGGGCTTACGGCTGAATTAGAGCCATGTGAGTTTATGGCTAAAGATGTATGGTGGCGTGGTATAGCTGATCTTGTAATAATTGATGATAACAAAGCGTGGGTAATAGACTATAAAACAGGACGTTCAGCCAAGTACGCGGATAAGGGACAGCTAGAACTTATGGCTATGGCAACCTTTAAATACTTTCCCGAAATAAAACAAGTTAATGCAGGATTAATGTTCGTTATTGCTAAAAAATTCATAAAAGAGAAATATACTGATGACATGATACCTTCATTATGGGATAAATGGGTATCTAGTTTTAAGCGCATGGAGATTGCTTATGAGGAAGATATTTGGAACGCACGTCCAAGTGGGCTATGCAAAAGGCACTGTCCTGTGATAGAATGCGTATATAATGGGAGTAACTAATGCCATATACTAAATCACCTAGACCTTATAAAAAGGAATATAAAAAGCAAAAAGAGCGTGGCGAACATCCTGCTAGGATGGAACGTCAACGTGCAAGACGCTCGTACGACAAGAAAGGCATCAACCGAAAAGGGAAAGATGTATCGCACAAAAAGATGTTAAGTAAGGGAGGGTCTAACAAGGACGGGACTAAACTAGAAAGCCCTTCAAAGAACCGTGCCAGAAATGGACAAAAGAAAAAAAGGAGTAAATAATGAGATATTTATGGGATTCCCCTATATGGCAAATGCCTAAAGTTATGTTAGGTAAGCTAATGGGGTTGTTTAAAAAGAAAGAAGAGCCGAAAAAAGAGAAGCCTAAAAAAGGACGACCTAAGAAGAAATGAAGTGTTGGCATTGTAATACTGATCTTGTCTGGGGCGGAGACCACGATATAGATGAAGAAGAAGACGACACATACTGTATGATAACAAACCTATCCTGCCCCAGTTGCCAAAGCCATACAGATGTGTACTTACCTAGAGATAAAGAGTTTTTTAAAGACCTAAGAGATAAAGAAGAATGAGAGAGAATAATGCAAATAATAAACAACAAGGCGTTACGATTACGCCTACGTGACCCTAGTAAAGTAATAAATGCTATACCTAAAAGTCAGAAGATAAATGACAATGAAGTAATAGTAAATTGGGGGCTTAGTGAAGCACAGAGCCTTAATCAGCTAGGTATAAAATCACCGTCGCCCATAGAATCGCAGTATAAATGGACAGGGCGATACAAACCATTTCGACACCAAGTTTTGACTTCTTCATTCCTTACTATACACCAGAAAGGATTTTGTTTCAATGAGCAAGGTACAGGAAAAACAGCAAGTGCTATATGGGCATCGGATTTCCTTTTAAGTAAGGGGATTATAAATCGTGTACTCGTAGTATGCCCGCTCTCGATCATGGATAGCGCATGGCGTGATGACTTGTTTACATTTGCTACACATAGAACTGTGTCTGTAGCATATGGCTCCCCCGAAAAGAGAAAGAAAATTATAAGCGAAGGAGCGGACTATGTCATTATAAACTATGATGGTATAGGTATAGTATTAGATGAGATAAAGAAAGGTGGCTTTGACCTTATTGTGGTAGACGAAGCCACCCATTATAAAAATGCCCAAACAAGGCGCTGGAAATTACTACGTCAGTTAATACACGATAACACGTGGCTGTGGATGATGACAGGTACACCCGCGGCTCAGAACCCTACGGACGCATATGGACTGGCTAAATTAGTTAACCCGAATAGAGTACCAAGATTCTTTGGGGCGTTTAAAGATATGGTTATGTTTAAGGTATCTCAGTTTACATGGAAGATTAAACCCACTGCTACAGATACAGTATTTAGAGCGTTACAACCTGCTATACGTTTTACGAAAGACGAATGCTTAGACTTACCTCCTATGGTATACACAAAAAGGCAGGTAGAACTGACAATCCAACAGAAAAAATATTACAAAGAACTCAAAACAAAACTTGTATTAGACATTACAGGTGAGCAAATAACCGCCATAAATGCAGCTGTAACCCTTAACAAGTTACTACAGATATCAGCAGGGGCAGTTTACACCGATGATAGTGAAGTTTTAGAATTTGATATTAAGAATAGATACAAAGTGCTACGGGAGGTAATAGACGAGTCAAGCCAGAAAGTATTAGTATTTGTACCTTTTACCCACGTTATAGATATACTAACAAATAAGCTAAGAGCGGAGGGCATAACTACTGACGTTATACGAGGAGATGTCCCTGCATATAAACGGACTAACATATTTAAACAATTCCAAGAAAATGTTGACCCACAGGTACTCGTGATACAGCCTCAAGCAGCTTCACACGGTGTTACGTTAACACGGGCTAACACAGTTGTATGGTGGGGACCTACAAGCTCACTAGAAACATACGACCAAGCAAACGCTAGAGTGCATAGGTCTGGGCAAAAACATAAATGCACTGTTGTGCAACTACAAGGTTCTGACGCAGAAAGACACGTTTACAAGTTATTAGATAACAGAATAAACGTACACACAAAATTTATAGAACTTTACAAAGAAATACTTGACTAACGTATATTATGGTACTATATGTTAAAGACTAGAGTATAAGAGGAGAGAGATATGAGTGATGAAGTAAAGCCTGATAGGCTTGCAAAAGCATATTTACGGATAAGAGCAGAAAGATCTTTATTGTCCGCTGAGTTCAAAGAAAAAGACGGAGAGCTTATCAGACAAATAGATCGTATAAAACAGGCGATGCTTGAGCATTGTGAAGCCCACAATGTAGAGAGCGTAAGAACTTCTGAAGGTCTATTCTTTAGGTCTAACAAGACTAAGTATTGGACAAGTGATTGGGATGCTATGCACAAATTTGTTATTGAACATAAAGTCCCACAGTTTTTTGATAAGCGTCTTAACCAGACTAATATAAGAGAGTTTTTAGAAGAGAACCCCAACCTTGTACCAGATGGTCTTGAGGTTGAAAAAGAGCTAACTATTTCTGTGAGGAAGAAGTAATGGATGAACCTTATGTACCGATAGAAGACGTAGCAAAACATTTTACTGTGTCCATATCAACTGTACGTGCTTGGGTGCGTCAAAAACACATTCCAGAGGATACTTATGTAAAAATAGGTAGTACTTATAGGTTTCGTGTTAGTGATGTAGCCGAGGCATTAACTAAAGTTACGAGTAGCCGAAGTGAAGAAACAACAGATCTAGACCCATTTGAGGATCTGGACGAAGATGTATAATATATAAAGAAGGAGAGATACATGGAACAATATATTATAAAGAACGTAGAAGCCCTATGGCCTAAGATAAACCGTACTTATCATTTTGATAGTAACGAAGGTAGATCTATGCCATGTGACCCAAAAGACGCAAATGCAGAATATTCTATACAGTTTCGTATGGATAATGATACAGCAAAGAATTTATTTATTGCTATGTCTAACTGCTATACGTCTAATAAGAAGGACAAATGGGCAGATAAACTAGAAAGACCTTTTGTTAAGGATGATGAAGGTCGATTTACCCATAAGTCAAATCTTAAGGGTATGTATAAAAACGAAGTAACTAAGAAACCCCTGCAAGTAGATGCAAAGGGTAGCAAGTTACCTGACGATTTTTTACTGACGACAGGTAGTACTGTTAATGTAGCTGTACAATTTGTACCTTATGACATGGGTGGAAAACAGGGCGTGTCATTAAGATTGAAAGGCGTACAGGTTGTTAAGTACATACCTATTGAAGAAAGAAATCCTTTTGAATCCGTTGAAGGGTTCACTATTAATGCTGACAGTCCTTTTGAAAAAGAGGAGCCTGTTGCAGAGCCAAAGAAAGTTGTTAAGAAGTCTATACCTCCCACCCAAACGACTGATGACGACTTAAGTTCTATAGTTGACAACTGGGACGACTAGCAGAACTTCACCACGACTAGGTAATTACCGAAAGAATATTGTGCCATATTCTGTCGTGGTGTCTTCGGCACACATTGGGTGGAGAACATGGAAACGAAAGAATTTTTAAAGAGAGTATTGGGTGATGGGTATTACTCTGTGCTAGGTCTTGGTGATAGACAGGTGCAGACATTCCACACTTCAATAGATAGTGTCATTGAACAGGCACGGGAGTTGGACAGGCAAGGGCAAAATGCTTACTTTGGCTTGTCTACATTTGAAACAGATAAAGACAGAAAAGTAACAAACGTAAAGAGTTTAAGTTCTTTTTACTTAGATTTGGACTGTGGCGTAGGTAAGGAATATGAAAACCAGAATGAAGCGTTTAAGGATTTAAAGAGATTTCTTAAAGAAACTGGCATCCCAAGACCCATGCTTATAAATTCTGGTAACGGTATACACGTATACTGGGTGTTAAAAGAAAGTGTATCTTATGAAGAATGGTATCCTGTAGCCCTGGGACTGAAAAGTATGTGTACACAACATAACTTGTTAGCGGACAGTAGTGTAACTGCCGATGCCGCGCGTGTACTTAGAGTACCTGAGACACATAACCATAAACGAGGAGAGAAAAAACCTGTAGGATTTTTTGGCACGGGGGAGTTTAGAGAAATAGACTTCATCGAATTTGCGTCATTAGTGGGGGCAAGTAGTACCACACCTCCTATGAAAGTAGATAACGAGGAGAGCGCATTTGTAGAAGCTATGAAAGCTAATTCTGAATATTCTTTTAAAAATATTCTAGCAAAAACCGTACAAGGTAACGGGTGTGAGCAGTTAAAAAATATAATCGAAAACCAACAGGATATAAGTGAACCTCTATGGAGGGCAGGGCTATCTATTGCTACGTTTTGTAATGACTCTGAAAGGGCTGTCCATAAGATGTCACAAGGACACCCAGAATACAGTAAGAGGTTAACAGAAGATAAGGCAAAGTTGATAAAAGGTCCTTACCTTTGCAGTTCATTTGCTGAACAGAACATAGAGTTATGCACAAATTGTAGGCATTGGAATGAGATATCCTCTCCTATAGTACTTGGTAAGTCTATTAAAAGGGCGACTTCGGAACAATCAGAAGTAAAAGGCATACCTAAGTACCCTAAACCATACTTTAGAGGGGAAAATGGAGGGGTTTATGTAGATTTTAAAACTGCTGATGGTGAGATGGAGCAGAAAATGATATACCAGAACGATCTTTATGTTGTTAAACGTGTTATGGACGTAGAGGTTGGGGAGGCTATTGTTATGAGGTTGCATTTACCCCAAGATGGTGCAAGGGAGTTTACAGTTCCGTTAACTGCTGTAACATCTAAAGAAGAACTACGGAAACATTTGTCTATGCAGGGCATAGCAGTATTAAGAATGGATGAGATTATGGCGTATACTACAACATGGGTTACACAGTTACAGGCTAAAAGTGTTGCGGAACAAGCACGTAGGCAATTTGGTTGGGTAGACGACGATTTTGAAGGGTTTGTACTTGGTAGTGAAGAAATAACTCCTAAAGAAGTTAAATTTAACCCCCCTTCTACCCCAACAGCGAGTTTATTTCCATCTTTTGAGCCGAGAGGTACGTTAGAGGATTGGAAAGATACCGTTAATTTTTATAACCGTGAGAGTTTTGAACTTCATCAGTTTGTTGTAGGTACATCATTCGGTTCTCCTCTTATGAGTTTTTCCCCTGTAAATTGCGCAGCTTTGCATATCTACAGTAAGGAGTCAGGGGTTGGGAAGACTACAGCTATGATAGCAGGGGCTTCCGTATGGGGTAATCCCGAAGATTTAATTATGCACGAACGAGACACGTATAACACCAAGATGAATAGAGGTGAGATATACCATAACTTACCAATGTACATGGATGAACTTACCAATACTTCAGGGAAAGAACTGTCTAACTTGGCGTACCAACTGACAGGTGGTAAACAGCGTGGGCGTATGTCTGCAAGTAGTAATGTGGAACGCCACAGAGGTGAGGCATGGAAACTATTGGCTGTAACTACAGGTAATACAAGTATGGTGGAGCGTATAAGTATTATAAAAGCTATGCCAAAGGCAGAAGCCCAACGAATACTAGAGTGTCGTGTAAGCAAGATGCACTTCGAGACAAAAGAAGAGACGGATATTTTTAGTTCTTGCTTACAGAATAATTATGGACACGCAGGTAAAATATACATCCGACATATAATGGAGAATAAAGAAGAAGTAAAAAAGATAATAAAGCAGGTTCAAGAAAAAGTAGATTTAAAAGCAGGGTTAACAGCGGAGAATAGATTTTGGTCTATACTTGTGACGTGTACTCTAACTGGTATCATACTAGCCAAAAGATGTGGGTTAGTTAATTACGATACTAAAAAGTTATTTAATTGGGCTATAGATCGTTTGAAAGAAAACAAACGCCAAGTCGAGGATATGAGTGTATCTGTGGAAGAAACGTTAAATGATTTTATACATGAACATTGGAGTAATGTTTTATGGATTAAAAGCACTGATGACTTACGTACACAAGAGGGGGACGTTACTTCTTTGATTATACCTGAAGCTTTACCGAGGGGTAAATTAGTAGCGCGATATGAAACAGATCTAAAACGTGCCTATCTTGTGCCTAAACCATTAAAAGCGTGGTGTGGGGAACAACAAATAAATTACAATGCCTTTGTAGGAGATCTTAAAAGTAAATTAAACGCCAAGAGGATAAAAATACGTCTTAGCAAAGGCACACATATGAATTTGCCCCCCACAGATGTAATATCTGTAGATTGTCTAATAGATAATGAAACTAAGGCAGGGGATACTTAAATCAGGGGATCTAAACCCTGATGGAGTGCGTATAATAGTAAATTGGGATAACATGGTAACAAGTTCGTCTGTGTTTATCTTGTGTATTAACCACCAGGAAGCAGTGAAACAGATAAAAAAGATAACAGAAAGTAAGGGATGGCAGGTAAAAACTCAAATACGTACAGAGAATAACAAATTAGGGGTTCGCATTTGGCGGATTGTGTGATAAGGGTGGAATGACAGGTAATGCTTGTCACTCTCTCTTTCTCTAGTGACCATCTTCGGGTGGTCACTTTTTTTATGGAAAAGATCGCTAGGGGAGTAGTAATAAAGCAGTATCTTAGGCAGGTTCCCCCCTAGCTAGTTGGGAAGGTAACATGAAATTACTATAATGTTAACATTAATTTGCTAAGAGAACAACTGCATACCTTTATTATACTCTGCTAAACTTAAACGCATAATGGGGTCATATACAATACCGCCTATTGTTTCCGCGGTTCTTTGTTGAAACGACGTTAAAGACCTGTCCATAGTCTTCGGTAAAACAATATATTTAGCAGCTTCAGCGGGGGACAATTTTTCATTATATTTCTGTATTGCTGCTAATGCTTTCTGGAAAGATTCCGAATCCCCGTTTACAAGGTCTTTTGTTATAGCAAGGTTAAAATCTCTTAGTAATGCGGAACGATCTTTCCCTAAAGTATTCTTTTTTCTCAACTCGTTTCTATTCCATTCATATTGCGCTATAAGATCAGCGTTTGTAAAACCTACGGTTTGTAGTAGGGCTTGCATAAAGCCTATATCTTCAATCACAGCATCGCCTCTACGAGTGGTGACTTTCCCTGTTATACCTTGATCTACCCCTTTTATCACGTTACGCACAGCTGCAGGGGCTATAGCTTGCGCACCCTTTATTACTTCCCCATCAGCAATCATATTTATTCCTCTCTCGGCACTTAAACCAATACCTACTACAGGACCTCCAAGTTGTTCTATCAATGACCAAAATTGTGATTGGTCTTTTTCTATAATTGGAGGACGATATAACAAGCTGTTCATACTAATACGGCTAGATACTTCTGCTCCTAAAACCTCGTTTACTAGTCCTTTATAAAACCCTTCTCCTACAGTTTTACGCATCATGGAATTAAAATCATCATCTTCATCATCGGCAAACAAGTCATATATTTCCCCCAAGGCTCCCATTAACGGCATCCCTGCAACCCCTGTAAGTAATCCTGTTGTTATCAAAAATCGTGCTAGTTGGTGTTGCGCAATTCTACGGTTTTCTTTAGTAGCTGCATCCCCCCCTGCTTGAAACGCATCATTTGTCATAGTTGCCATCATATGATATTTGCTCATAGCAAACCGTTTGAATAACATAGCTACATTACCTATAGGTCCTTGCGCCATAATAGGACGACCTGCGGACGCAGTTGCGCCTAGAGTAAACTCTGTTTCTTTTATAGCCATAGCCGCGGCTTTTTCTTGTTTTTGAATGTCTGTCAGGTTTGTTTCCGCGGAAGTAGGCTTATCTCGCAATCTTTTAAGTTCCAACAAATAATTAGAGGTCATAGCAACTTCACGGTTATACCGTTCTGCATGGTGAAACAGAAAACTTGTCCAAGAATTTACTTTTTCTAATACATCTTCAGCATTATTCATATCTAATTCTTCTTGGTTCAAAGATTGATTTATTTGAGCATTATCTTTTGCGACTTCAGCTAGGGTCTCTAAATCTAACAAATTCTGGTGCTGTTCTTTAGTCATACCCGCATCTTGAATATCTTTATCAGACATGCCTCTTAGTTGTTCGTAATCATAGTTACCAATAGAAAACCCTGCTATACCTGTGTTAACTTCTCTGTTGGTCATTTTACCATTAGGTCCCATGACTTTAACCATTTTAGTTTTAGGACTTTTTGCTAATATAGCTGTAGCTCTACCTACCGCCCGAAAAGTATTAATGTCTCCATATTTACCTGCCATGCGTGGCACACTACTCATAAACACGTCAAAAGTTGTAATAGCCGCGGAAGATATATTCCAACCCATAGTCCACGCATACCCTGCGGCTGTAAGTCTTTGTGACCACCTTGGAATATTAGGACTTTTAGCAAAAGTGGCTATTTTATTTATACTTTCTTTATATAATGTTGTAGTTGCATCTGTAGTTTCCGCGGGTAATTGTTCTTCTAAAACTTCGCGTTGAAACTGCTGTATCTTAGCCCCATACTCCATTTGTACTAATTGTCTATTGTAATCCCGCCCTTTTGTTTGCACCATGTCTACTAAATCAAACATTGTTTCTGCCATACCTGTAGGGACAGAATCTCCTAGAAACCCGCGAACATCTTTACGCTGACGGAATGATTGCATAAAAGACCGTTCTGGCATGGAATCAAGCGCAAGATCTACAACTTTGTTTATAGTGCTTTTATCTGCTCCCTCTGCTTCTAATATTTCAAATACTCTATATACAAATGAACCTTTAGGAGCGTTTTTATAATTCATCTCACTGGTGTTAGTACCTTCCTCCATTAACGCGTTATTTACTTGCGCTATACGAGGGTCATTAGCAGGAAGTCTAGCCAACGTTTTTTCGTTATACGCTTGAAGATTTTTTTTCGCTTTTTCTCTTTCTCCTACTGTTTTAAAAAATTCTACGTATACCTCTACATTATTAGTTCTAGGATCTAGAGCAGTATACTGTAAACGGTGTCTGCCTCCACGAGTTAATGGGGCAAATGGTTTTATAGTACCACGTTCTTGGTTTAGTAACTCAGCTAACTTATCTTTTACTCGTTTTTGTCCTTCCGCATTAGCTATAGTAACCGCTAAATTTGCTTCAACTGCGTTCATAACATCAAGAAGAGATGCTTCGAAGGTATTAGTAATTGTGCTATATAAATCCTGACCTTCTTTACCTAACGCTTTATACTGCTTTCGTAGTTCTGTGTGAATTTCTTTAGCTTCTTCTGGATTGTACCTATCACTACCTTTTTTATGCCCGTAGGCTTTATCAAAATCTGCTTCGCGGGGGTCAATACGTTCGTAGGTTGCATTAGGAACCATAGACTGCAATATAGTATATTTTTCAGGGCTTTTTTTTCTAAAATCTTTTAAGTCCCTTACTATAGGATCTAACGACTCATTTCTTTTACGTAAAGCCGAACTCATGTTATTTACTATAGTATTAAGTTTTCTTGCCCCAGGAATACGTGATTCAGATAATTCTGTTAAAATATTAACAGGTTGTAAACTTAACCAGAATTTTTTAATAGGTAAAGGTATGTTACTTCCTATCCAATTTCTACCGTCCTGTATGTAATTATAAAAATTATTACCTTTTACATATGTAGCAGTGTTAGATGCCATATTGTTGATAGCGTTAGCGGCTTGAGAAGGTATAGAGGTCTCCAAATATAATTGGTTAGCATTTCTGAACTCAGGTGCGGGAGCTAATATACCTTCAATTAACTCGTTTGCTGTAGATAAAGCGTCAGCTTGTTTTGGATTAAGTCCTATAAGTCGTCGTAACATGTTAGACACAGTGTTTATAAAACGTTGAAACGCGCTAGCAGGTTGTCTATTTACGTGTATTGTGGACAACTTACGTTGAAAAATTGGGTTACTAAATGCTTCTGCCACAAACTCATCTAGAGATATAGCGCCATACTCATCTCCTAGCTTGTCTTTAACATTGTTAAATAGCATGGTAAGTTGTTTTGTTACAGGGTGAGACTTGTTTGCCAAAGTAGCTGACGTAAGCGCGTGGGTCGTCTCGTGAAGAATTGTATGCGCAGTTAAAACTTCATCGGAATTCAAGCTTATAGTATTTGTAGTAGGGTCGAATTCCCCTCTTACATTTACTCCAGCTCTTTTTAAATCTTTAACAAGTTTAATTTTTGTGTTACCTACTTTATCCGCTATTTTTCTGGCAATAGCAGATATGCGAAAGTTATTTGTCGCGGTAGATAAAGCTTTTAACGCCCTTTTAAAATTATTTTTTCCTAACATTCCTACTATTGAAGGATGTAAAGGTATATCCAAATTACTAGAAGAATCTATTGGAAGAGCGTAAGTAACGTAACCCTGATCTTTAGCAATGCTAGTATCAGTAAATTGGTCTAAAACTTGGCGGTCATCTACGTAAAGACCTTCTTCATCAAGGACCGCAATTTCTTTCGCCATTTCAGTACCCCATATCTTTTGATCTTTCTTGAGGTCGGTATTGACTTGGTTTTTAAGCGCTTCCTCATCTTCTCTTTTTTGTTTGTTAAGAGCCTCCGCTTTTCTTTGCTCTACGTTAAATATAGATTCTTCAAAATAATGAGCGCCTACTCGATCAGAAAACCATTTTTGTCCTTCTGGGGATAGGTTTCTGTTTACCCATTCCTGTACTCTTCTACCTGCTAACTTACCTTGATTTCCATCTGTAGCAAAATAAGCTGCTTCTTCAGAAGAAAGTACTGGCTCTCCTTTTTCTGTCTTTTTATAAGAGTTTGGACCATGCACTGCTTCCCAAGCAGCTGCGTCTAAAGATGTTTCTATGTTGGGTAATTTACCTAACGTCTGGGCTACAAAATAAGAAAGCGTTTTTTCTTGCCCTTGTTTGATAACCGTCTGCCTATCGTCAATACCCACTTGCTCTGTGATATCTATTTTACGTGTCTTTTTAGGACGTGAAAGTATTAACTCTAAAATTTTGATTTTATCTGCGGTTGGTAGGTCTTTCTTGAAAGGAACCATTTCATGGTTGTCATTTACATATTTTAGTAAATCTTCATTATACCCATAAGCTCCGTCTTCTACGTTTTTATAAAATGTATCTTTAAGCTTTTCATTTACTTCAGTAGCAGAGAGCGTCTCTTCATCCGTTTTCTTTTTAACAGGTTTCTTAACCTCTTTCTTTTTCTTATCAGCTTCTACTTTATCTACATCTACTATTGGTAGCCCTGTTTCTGGATCTATTTCAGCATCGGCAGGTACATCTTCTTCAGGTATAAATTCTAACCCAGGGGTCGTTTCTGGTACTATGCTACTGATAGGTAAAAGAGTTTTTGGGTCTAACTTAGGACTTGTGTCTTTAAATTTTATGCGTGATGTTTTGGATCTGTCATCTGCTTCTTTTATACGAGCTTTACCTTCTTTAGAATTTAAATACTTGTTTAACTTTTGTAATCTTTTTTTGTTATTGGCGTTATTATCTTTTGCTAGTTTTGTTAACTCCTCTACAGTGCCTCTACCTTTAGCATACGCTTTCATCTTTTTAGGGTCATTTAATCTTTCTTCTCTAGCTTTTATATTCGTTTTAAGCCTAGTTTGTTCTACTAATAAAGACCTAATAGGAGTTTTACTTAATGAAGCGTCTTGTTTTCCTTTTCCCACATCACCGCGTCTAGCATCTGACTTAGCACCATCCACTCTATCGGATGTAGTTTTAACAGCTCCCTTGGGACCTTTATCTCCTCCAACTGTTTTATCTCCTCCAGCTTGTGGATCGTCTTTAGGGCTAGTTCTACCTCTTTTTGGGTCAGATTTTGCATCGAATAAATCTCCTTGCGCTTCATCAACATTAGCAAGATATCTGCTGATATTTAATTTTGTTTCTTTGGATACGTTAGGATTATTTCCAAATTTTGCAAGTTCTTGTCTTACTGTTGGGTCGGTCATATCATTACCAACTATACGTTTTCGCACAGGAGCTTTAGCTGAAACCCCCAGTCTATCTAGTAACCCATCAGTTATTATTTCAGGGTCTCGCCCTGCAAGAGTAGCAATTAATTCTTCTTTGTATTGTGGTCCTGACGTGACAGGCTCTGTTGTATCAGGTACTTCTTTATCCCTAATTCGTTTCTTTTCCGCGTATGTGGGTTTTAACCCAGGAAGTGATTGTTGCACTTCTTCTGTAGGTGCTATAGGAGAGAACGCTTCGTCTAAACTAGTAGCGGCAAAAGTTTCATAATCTTGTAACTTCTTTCCTTCTTGCGTTACACGCTCGTCGTCTGCTAATTTAGTTTTTTGTTTATTTATTTCTTGTTCAGCCTTTTGTTTTTCTGCTAATGCCTTACTAAGTTGCTCGCCTATAGCTGTGTCTGTTTTAGCTGCTGTATCTATGAGGTCAGGCTCTGGTTCGGCTTTAGGTTTAGCTTCAGGCTCTACAGGTCTGTCAAACAAGTCTAACTGTTCTTCTTTTGGCTCTTCAGGTTTTTTAGTTTCAGTTTTTTTCGGAGTGTCATCAAATAAGTCTAACTGCTCGTCTGTATCTTCTCGTGTATCAGTTTCTACCTTTGGTGCTGTCCCTAAGTCTACTCCTGCACCAAAAAGTTCACCTTGAGTTCCTACTGGTTGTCCTAAATCTACTTCAGGACCAAATAGTTCACCCTGCTCTTGTCCTTCTTGTAATTGAGGAGGTGTTGAACCTTCCTCTGTAGGATCTGTTGCTCCACCCCTTCTTCTAGGTAAGAATCTTAACAACGTTTCAACCGTAAAACCTACAGCACCTCCGTAAGCTCCCGCTTCTGCAACTCCTTCAGATATAACTTGTTCTGGATTGTAACCCTGTTCGATCATATTCTGTAAGGTAGCTGCTAACGCTTCTTGTGCGCCTTCAGCTGTGGTTGCGATACCAAGATCAATAGCTCTATTAGCAAAACCTGTTCTAACTTCATCAGGCACTCTTCTTAGTATACGTCCTACAGGTCCTGCAAATGGTATAAGTTCTGTTATACCTACACCCGCCCCTTTTAGAGCCGCTAAATTACGTTCTTCTTGGCTAGCTCCCCCTGCCCTAGCCCTCTCACTTGCTTCACCTGCACCTGCGGCTGTGGCTAGACTTGCGGCAGCGGGTAGACCCACCCCTGGGATAAGAGCAGTACCTAAAATACCCCCAAAAGAACCAAGAGCTTCACTGAACTTTCTAGGTATAGCAGCTCCTTTACCTTCCTCTATTCTAGCTTGCACATTAACGTCAGGGGCTACCCAACTTTGAACTGCGTCGCCCACATCTTGTATTTTTTCGCGTACAGCAAGTTCTGATTCTTCAGGAAATAACGTGGCGATTCCAAGCGCACCTTGTTCAAAAAGATTAGCAGCCCCTCCAAGTATACCTTTTGGAACCTCTTGTAGCTGTTGTCCAAAAGTTACAGGTTCGTTTCGTAATATTTCTTGGTATTCACGACGCAGTGCTTCGTCTCTTGCGGCTCTTCGTTCTGCCAGCGACTGTTCTTCAGCGCCTTCTTGTTGTTCTTGGTATAAGTTAATAAGTTGTCGTGTAGTAGCTCCTTCAGGACCTTCTACTTGTACTGGAGTGCCATCCCGTCTATATATTTCATATGTAGGCATAGCACTTCCTCTTTAAGATATTTTCTTACTACCCGCGGACTCGTCAAACCCTAACATGTTCAGCCTACGCGCAACTTCTTTAAGTAATGCTGTTTCCTTTTGAGTAGCATCTTCTACCGCATCATTTATCAGGTTGTTTATTGCCTGTATTTCGTTTGCTGCTTTAGCTCTTTCGCTTTCAGGTCTGCTCATATCGGATACAATAGCGTTTAACCCTACTAATTTAAACTTAAAACTTTCAGTAGCTTTATCTCTAACGCCTTGAATTATCTTTAACAAATTAGTTTGTCGTCCTACTAAGTTGCTGTACGTTAAGTCATCTTTTGTTAATTTATTAAGCTCCATTTTTGCTTGTGCTTCTAATTCATCAGCCGCAATCTCACGTATTTTAGCCCTATTATCAAAAATTCTTTGGCTGTACTGTAAGTATGCTCGCGCTCTATTACCTCCTCCAAGACCCCTACCAGACGCAGGTGCAGATAAAACAGTTAGTAATCGCTCCAACCATTCATTATATTCGTCATTCTTTGCATCTAAATCTTCTTTAGTATCCCCAGGTTCAACATCTTTAGGTGGATTTTTTACTTTTTCCTCAAGTTCTTTTGTCATTGTTTGTGGGAACAGATCTGTAGGATCGGTAGGACCTGCGAAAGGTATGCCTTTCTTTTCTTCTTCTTCTTCTTTAGTAGGAACTTGTACTGACTTAAAACTTGGTTTGAGTTTATCTATATTTAGCGCATCAGTACCACCTATCCCTGCGTCAATAATACTTTGTTCTGCGGTAGTTAATTCTTTTCCAGGAATTACTTTTTCTTCAAAAATTCCAGGTGCGACTTCTACATTTTCCGTTCTAGATTTTGTTGCGTCTTGTAAATTTAAAGCTTGATTTATTACATTAGTATCACCTATGACATCCATAGCAGAAGTTTCTAATCCTGGAGGTATAAGCCCTGATACCCCTGTAGGAACCATACTACTATATTGCCTAACAGGCACAGCTTTTTTGCTTCTACGAAGAATATTATCCATCATTTCTCTTTTTTCTTCAGCTGATATATCAGTTCTATTCATTACATTATTTCTAAAATAATCAATAGCTTTACCCCTATCAGTCCCATAAGGTTCTTGAACAAACGAACCATCTTCTCCACTAAATCCAACAATACCACCTTGAGCCATATATGCCATGTTCGGTCTTTTTGCCCCTGCTAAACCCTTATTAGCTACATCAGCTAGATTTTTATTCATTCTATTTTTTTTATTTGTTAGTACACCTGCTACGCCTTCAGCCATTTCTTGTTGAGTGTTTCCTAACAAAGCATCTTCGTTTTGCTGTGCTATTGTTTTAGGGTTAGACTCTAGCGCAGTAGTAATAGCTTGTTTAGCCGCTTCTTTTTCTCTTAATACTCGTTCAGCTGCTAAAGCATCCAATGTTGAACCACTTAATTTAGCTCGTCTTTGTACTTCTTCTGGGGGAAGCGCGTGAAACAATTCACTTTTTTTCTCTACTGTTCTATCTATTCCCATTAAACTTTCTAGTGACATAACTACTCCTTATTTTTTCTTACCAAAGATGCTAGCTATTAATGACATTACATCACCTGTATCTTGTTGTAATGTTTCTAAAGCTGTTGGTTGGGCATATGTATAAGATTGAGTGCCAACAGGAAGCCCTTGAAGTAAAGACTGCATGTACTGTACTTGCTTATACGGGAAATCACGTTCTTCTTCAAACTGTAACTTATCAGCGGCTACACCCTCAGACTCTATACCTCGTTGGACCGAACCTAAATCAGCCTGTTTTTGTAGCGCGGCTAACCCGTATTTATTAATATCTTCTTGTACCCCTCTAGACCTGTCTTGTTCTACATTGAATTGCCCCATAGCTCTATCATAGGCATCGGCATACCCTTTACCTGTAATACCCGATAAATTCTGCAATAGGTTTCTATTTCCTTCAGATTCCATAATAGCTTGACGACTACCACCATAAGCTCCTGCTTTGGTAAGTCTGGACGCATCTGCGAGCCGTCTAATATCTGATTGTCGTATTGCGTCATCTATTTGGGGTTGCAACGCAGCAGATAAATAAGGGTTCATATATCGGGAAGCTGCATCTGCTGTGAATGTTTGGGGTGTAAATCCCCCCATTTTTTCTGTAGGTATATTTAAACTACCGAGTCCTTGAAAAGCTGTATCCTGTAAGTCGGAAGTACCTGCCGTTAAAGGTCCTGTGTACGCTTGGTAAGGTTCACTGGCTAATCCTTGCCCTTTTCCGAGCATATCGGTAACATAAGGACCAACCCAATTAGATAATGAAGATTCTGTACCTAATGCAGGTAGTTGAGATACTTCTGTAGAAGCGTTTGCTGTTGCGTCTGTTGCTGCCATATTATCCTCCTACGCGGGTAAAAATTCTTTAGGGTTAATTTCTGGTGCTTGTTTTGTTTCCCCAGTCCTAGCTTCACGTACCCTATCCATCATATCTTCTAGCACTTTTGCGCCCGCATCTGAGTTACCATTACCTAGATGACTTACTACATCTGCAGGGATTACAAACTCTCCGTCACTTAATGCGGCAGGTTGCTCGTTTTCAATCATTGCAGGGACAGCATCTGCCATTCCATCGCT